CGGTCTTTTTTTTTTAATTTTAAGTGACCTTACGGTGCTGGGGCCGGCTTACGGTAGTAGTACCGAGTACCGAAATGTTTATAACGGCAACCGGACTACAGAAAGTCAGCGGACAGCACACGAACTACATGATCATCAACATCAACCGCGTCAGTGTTGAGGACCACATCGGAGAACAAATCTTCAACCTCCCTACTTGTCAGACGATACCTATGGTAACAAAACTCAAAGAAATCATCCACTGATGCAACCCTACTAACAATAATCTTGTCTTTGATGTTAGAAAGAGTGACACCAGCGGAACGGGCATTCCATGAAAGCTCCAAAGGAAAGTCTTTGCGTTTCTCAGTACGCACGAATGCCCACTCGTGGGCAAAACGCAACATAAAGAGATCACGAATGGGAGGGTAGTGACGAAACTCATACGCATAACCGACTGACTTGCCAGCCATATAGGCGTGGTCGGTTACCGCAGAGTTACGGTTAGCGCGCATGTTGAAACGTCCAAGCGCCTTGCCTAGGAGAGGCACCGTGAGGTGCGAACCCTCCACGCGACAAGGAACGAAGACGCGACTCAAAAAAGTGCAATCGACAAGGTGTGTCCTCCTGAAAACAGTAGCCTTCATTTGGGCATCCCTTGCAATAGACTGGTAAGTAGCGACTGCATACCTTTTGAGACCAGACATGCGTGCCAACATATCGTCACCGAGAAGAATAGCTCTACAAGCGGTCACACCGACCCTTCTTATAAAAGCGTACAAGATGCAAGAATTCCAAAACGTGTTCCTAAAGGTGGTGTCAGTAGCACCGGTTGGAAGCATATTCTGCAACACGGCTCTAACCCCGTGCACAGAAGACTTGACAGTGAATTTATTAGACTCAGCGTGCAGCCTAATAAACCACTCCGGAGCTCCCAATCGGCGCATCAACGCCATCTCGAGGACCATGACATCGGAACATTGCATCATGTCGTTAGAAGAAAAGTCGGACTCAACATAGTCACCTGTACCCTGTTCAATGAAAGGCGTGTAGTCCGTGGGCTGCCTCTTGTAAGCAACACGGAATTTATGAGGACCCTGCATATTGTCATAAGAGGAACTGAGGCGAACCATCAGTTCATTGAAAATCGGACCACTAATGGCGTTATACAGATCTGTTCCCTTGTATATCACCCTAGGGGCCCAATTAGGCTTATGATCAACGAGTAAGGCCTCAACCTTAACAAACACGTCTTTGGAAGTGTAATCGCGGACTGTAGCATGGCTAAGCTGTTCGAGAGCCTTCTCCATGCGGTCCCGTTTCTCCTCACCAAACTTGGACAACCAACCGGTATATAAAGCATGACTCCACTCAAACTTGGGCAATCTCTCAGGTACGAGAACCTTCACAAGCTCGAGACTGGAGGCGATAATCTCCGGCGTGGCTCTGGCGGCCGTGTGATAATTGCATCTCTTGCGAAACGCCGCCAAAAAATTTTTATATCCATTATCGGGTACGATTGGATGCATGTCTTGTAACAACGGACCTAACTGTTGCACTGCGCTACAGCTGTCTTCATAGCTCTTAGGCTGGCGCAGCCTGACCCCGGGTATCGGTATCAATGCCGGGGTTGCAACCTTATGGTATCCGTTGCATGCTACATTGTAAGCATATTTGCGGCTGGCATGCCCTACGGGCATGCTGCGGTG